CTATAATATTAAACTTATCTTTAATAAACGCTGTAGGACTTAAATCCGTTAAGTATTGATTACCACTATTTGCGGAGTACTGTATTGTTATCTCAGTAGGTGCTTTCCCTAAGTGTTGTACAATAGGATGTTTATAGCTCACTATATGATTTAAAGCTAATTTATTTCTTTTAGAAATTTTAAAACTTTGTACAGATGCTCCAACAGTAGCTAAATCTATATCCGTCCAGTTAATAGCGTATATTTTAACATTTTCTAAAAAAGTAGTATTAGCATCGTCTTCCGCTTTTTTCATTATAGCTTCCATTTCTGACGGCATAAGTAATTTAGATACATTATTTACTGGTTCAACAATTACTGGCGTATCAGTGGGGTTTAGAGTTTCTTGCTTAATTCTTTCATTATTGGACAGAGTTGACGGGTCTACGGTATTACTTGTAGGAGATCTTGGATTTTCTGTAAGTTTTTCTACGGTAAAGTTTTGGCCTTCTACAGAATCATATAGTGCTTTTATAGCTTCTGTTCCTCTAGTTGAAGTATTCATACTATAGACATATCTAGTATTATCATCTACTAATCTATTTTCTGTTTCTTCATTTATCGTTTCTGAATTAAAGACGTGAACAATCGGTGTTGCTATAGCAACACGTAACGATTTAAAAATACCTGTCAGTTCTTTTATAGCTTCTGAAAAATTTTCTTTTTTGACATTGTTAGCAATATCTCTAAATATATTTTCAAAATAATTCTGCCATGCTTCACTGCTTTCAAGAGTAGCAAAAGAAGTTTGTTCATTAAGAGCGTCTATAATAGCCTCTTTAGTTGCTTCTGGAGTATCTCTTGTAATTCCTCTAAATAGTCCTTTAGCTTCTTGTTCTGTAATTTCTGAAGAACCATCTAGCTTTATATTAGGATGTTTTAAGAAAGTAAAATCTTTAATAAAAGGTGTGTGATTAAAAAATACAAGTATTAATTCTAAAAACAATATATTACTTACTTCTGCACGACTTGTAATATTTACTTCTGAAATAGCAAATATCATAAAATCTGTAGCTGATTTGTTTGGAGGATTAATATAAGTCTCTACCCTTTTAGACTTGATAAAGCAAAAAGGGTAGTTGCTTACTTGACAAATTATTTTATAAGCATTAGGCAAGGTTAGATAATTTACTTTATCTAAAGATGCTAAAAAAGTATCCGATATTTCTACCGGAATTGTTAGCGCTATCTTAGTAGCAGCATATTTAGATCTATTTGCATAGACTGCATTAGATCTTAAATAGCTTTCTTCTACTACATAGTTGTCATCTAAAACTTTAACATCTGAAGGATTTACTTCTAGTAGTATATCATTTATTTGAAAAATTTCTTTAATCATTATTTTATTTAACCTTTTATTTATAAAATGTTTTTAACTTATTCTAGGCGAGCCGTTCTTAGATTATCTCCAAAAATAGCACTAGAAAGAGCCGCTGTTTGATCCATATAATTACTAGCATCACCATACTCTGCATATTCAGCAAAATCACCATTAACTTCCACAGATTTTTGACCTGTATTTTGAACTTTAGGAGTTACATAGCTACTTGCTGTTGTATTAGTATTTATACCCATAGGTACGTTAGTAGGGCCAGTAATCATCTTACCACCATTACCGCGTATCATTCTTTCTCTCTCTTCAGAGACTTCTGCACCATCTCTAGTCATAATAGACCCTAAAGCAAGTGCAGCAGCACCTACGCCTAGGATGCCTTTATTGTTTTTAATAGTGCTTGCAATATTAACTTTTATTTCTCTTGCCATTCTACCATAAGAACGAGAACCTTGCAAATCTATTTCAGAAGTCATCGGCGTAAAATTAGCTACTACTTCCATAGATTTATCAACTGTTGTCCCTCTTATAGCAGAGTTACCAATATCCAAAGGTGTTCTCGCTTTATCTGAAACTAACTTAGCTTGGTTAATTTCTGCAGTTAAAATATCATCTAGAATAGTATCTAACTTAGCCTTACCCTCCGCCATTAACTCAGGATTATCTAAGTTTAAAGATCTACGATAAACAGGTTCTATTTCTGTACGATATTGTTTAGCAGTTAATCTACCTTCTAAATACGCACTTCTATTTCTACTTAAAGATTCAATATCCGCTTCTGCTTGTTTAGCAAACTCTTTTGTACTTAGGTGAGCAGACTTAAGTAAGTTTTCTACTAAGACGTGACCAAGGAATCTTCCTCTTACAGCTTTTTCTGGAGACACTGCATCAAATTCCATTGTTAAAGCTTCAGACAAATTTGTAGCCAAACGTGTAGCTACACCAGCTAAAGATTTACGTTCTCTACCTTGAATACCTGCAGTATTTTTAAACGAAGTAATATCAGCAACATCTTCAAAATCTGCAGGAGTAAATATAGTCTTATTAGCTCCTTTTACTTTCATAAATTTAGCTAGTGGTACTATATCATCTAAGTAGCTTTGTATTTTTTCAAACTTAATATTTAATACATCTTGTTCTGCCTTACTTCCTAGTTTTCCAAACAACTCTTGTAAAGTATCTTGGTCAAAGTCTAGATACTTACCTTTAGAGAATCCTTCGTGATTCTCTGTTACAAAAGCATGAGCACCGTTTCCAGTTTTTTCAAGACTTCTATCTAAAATTAAATCTTCATAAGTTGTAGCTAAAGGTCCTTGTGCAGGTTCACGAGTAAATAAGCTTTTTAAATCAATTAGCTCGTCACCAACTTTATATTGAATTTTATAAAGATTGTCATATCCTGCTATTTTTGTTTCTACTAGATCACTAGCTTTTAATCCCATTCTTTCTGTTCTTAACGCTAAGCCTTCTTCTGAAATAAATACACCATTAGGTCTAGTTTTTTGGCTAGCAATATAGTCTGAAGCTTCTCCACCTACTGCCATTGCAAGACTAATGTTACTTTGCTCAGTCACTAAAGATGCAGCTTTCTTAACTAAAGAGTTGTCACCTTTTAGTAAGTTATCAGCTAATTTCATATATTTCTTAGCAGCAGCTTCGTACTCTGATCTTATATTACCTCTGTCAGCTTCTGAAGCATCTGCTAACTGTCTATCTAAACTAAAGACATTTAATCTAGCTTTTTCTAAATCCTTCATCATTACTTTTAAACCATCGTCATGACTTCCAGAATGGCTTGCTGTCATAGTATTGAAGTTTAAATGTTCCAACTCTTTAAATGGATTTTTTAGCTTATAGCTTATAAAAGCTGCTTTTTCATCTACATGAATACCCATCGTTTTTAATTTAGATACACGGGCTTCAGGTGCAGATTGAGTTATTATACGTTCTACTTCACTTCCTAAATTTCCTAGTTGACTATTAATAGTTAAGTCTTTAATTCTTTTACTATGTCCAAATCTTTCAGAAAATATTCCTTCTAGTTCTAATAAAGTTTTAAAATCTGACTTACCAAAAGAAGATAAATCTTGTGGAGTAAATCCTGATTTTAACAATTGATTATAAGCTGTCCATGACATTCTAGCTCTATTGCCTACTCCTAATACGGCTTGTCCTTTGTTAACAGCACCAACACTTTTTATCATACCTGATGCATAATTTTCAAGGTTAGTATCTGTTAAGCCGCGCATCATATTATATAAGTTAGTTTGATATTCTTGTGCATTTTTACCTGTTAAGTTTGAAGCTAGAGTGCTTTGTTGCAATATTGTTGAGAGTTTTGAACGAATTTCTTCTGGAGTAGTTTCAGTGTCTCCCAGATTGAAGTTAAAACGATCTAGCATAGATTTAACTGCTTCTTGTTCTTCTTTATTACCTACTCCTGCTGCAACTTTATCAAAATTTGTAAAAATATCACTAGCAATTGTTAAATTTAAATCTGTTGCTGATTTAAAATTACTTTGCATTAATGTTGCCAGAGCAGCATTTTTAGCTTCTCTTAATGTACTTTTAGCACCTAAATCCATTCTTGTTAAAGTTTTATCTGTATATTGCATACTGCCTTTTGGAGAAAATACTTCAGATATATCTTCTTTTGTTTTAGCTCTTAATACATTAGTTATTGCAGAAGTATTTGTATCTTCTGCAGCTAATATAAAATCTGAACTTATAGCTGTTTGAATTTTTTGCTGAATAGGTGTTAATTCTTTACCATTAGCTACACTCTTTATTACTCCTTGATAAGCGTCCATTATCCTACCAGACATTTCTGGAATACTTTGTGTAAGTGGATTTATTAAACCTTCATTTAACATAACAGCTAAAGTTGCAGCTTTTCCATATTGATTCTGTGTCATACCATGTAAGTTAGATTTAGCAGCTTCAGAGAATAATTTAGCTATTCTTTCTTCTTTAGGATCAAAAGTTGCTCTACTATGTATAAGCAAATTACCATTCTCATCTAATAGCAAACCTGTCAATTCAGCACGGGTATACTGCTTATGTAGTTTAATTTCGTTCCCTACAGCATCGACACCTAACACTTGACCAGCTTTTATTTCAAATCCAGATACATTATTATTGATAGCCATTCTAGTCGTGCCACGAGAATTTTTATAAATATTTAAAAGATCTTCAAAAGAATCTGCTTTTTTAAATTTTCTTGTATTAGGATTTCTTTCTTTAAAGGCTTGTACATAACTTCTAGTAGCTTCTGCTCTATTAAAATCACGAATAAAATCTTCATTTAAACCAGTAGTTCTTCCTGAATTTTTATAAGTTTCTAGTAGACTTGCTAAGCGTTCATCTTTAATTAACAACGAACCATTTTGTTGTCTACCTAGTACTAATCTATCAGATACTTCTGCTGAGAATTTTTCTGTAGTCTCTAAAGCACTATTAAAAAATCCCGCTCCATCTGCCAATACTCTAGATGTACCTAGTATGTCAGTTAATAATTTATTGTATGTAGTTTTATCGCGTACATCTAATCTATTAAACACATTACTACTAGCAAACTGAGATTCAAACCCTGTATATATTTCAGATAACAAATTAAAATCTTGTGATCTGTTGCTAGCTAGCATATCCCTTACACCTACAGCAGTCGCACCACGTTGATTCATGCTAAGAGGAGCTATTGCTTGAAAGTCTATACCAGACAGCGTAGTTGTATTATTTAAAGAAATATTATTTAAAAGATTGTCTGCCATCTCAGGGTTATTCTGCAAGTAACCTTCCATGATCTCTGCAAGTACAGTTTTACCTTCAGGTCTTGTACCTCCAGCTTCACTTATCATCTTTAATTTACGGAGAGGTCTTTCGGTATTTAATTTACCATTTACATCATAATTCAATGTGTGTTGGTAATTGGTTGCTTGCCCTGCTGCCCTAAACCTTTGACTGATATTATCGTCATTTAATTGTGCAGGTATATTTAGTTCAATGCTTGCTTCGTCAAGTCCGTGTCTTAGTTGTGATCTTACTACATCTAATTCTTCAGTGATACTCTTACCTTGACTGACTTGCAGAGCAAGTAATTCTGGATGCATTCTTTGAGTAACATCCGCAAAAGTAGGTACTCTTGTTTCAGATGTTCCTAAAATTCTTACAGGAGTTTGATTTGCATATGCAGTACCGTATGGGTTAACTGCATTTATAGCAAAGTTAGTACCTGGTTTTGGAGTATGATAAAATACGCCTTTTTCTGTAACAGAAGTAATTGGTATAGCTTCTGCTTTACCGCTAAATTTGTCTGTGTATAATACTGTTCCACCTTTGATAGCAATAGTCTCAGAAGAGTTTCTATCTAAAATTAATCTAGCTTTTTCTAAAGCAACATCCGCAGGGTTATTAAATTTATCTTGGAAATGCTTTGATAAACTATCTAAAGCATTTCCTTTAGTTGTATTTATTTGTCTTACAAATGATCTACTAGTTCTTAAGCTATCTTCTGCGTCTATAGCAGAGTAAGGTTTAGCACCTCTAATCAAACTCATTACTCTTGTAGCATCTGCAGGATCTGTAATACCTTGTAAATAAGTCTTAAGACCTTCGTACGTAGGTGTTATATTATGATTAAATGTTTTTAATTTTGCTGCCAAGTCAATAGCCACTTGCTCTAAAGCTTGTGGGCTATTTTTCTCTAAAAACCTTGTTAGACTCTTATTTTTTAATTGTAACTTAGCTGCACGCCTTTTACTAATTTTACCAGATGCTATTTGTTGATTATTATCAGCTAATTTTTTTTCAATCTTAGGTAGTCTAGCAATATTTCTGTCTTGAGTATTAATAAATTCTTTAACCCTGTTAATACTCATTAACTCTCTATCTGTATACACCTGATTTTTACTAGCATTAATAACATTCTGATCGAGATCAAAAGATGTAGGTAAACTACCTGCGCCTTTAATATCTGAAGTAGTAAGTTTCATAAATGTTGCAGTGCTAGCCAGCACTGTAGCACCTAGTAAACCACCAATAGGATCATCTGTTATGTCACCTAAATATGCACCTGTTGCTGCAGCACCAAGAACAAATTTAGCTTGTGTGCTAAATTTAGCCATATTATATTAATCTCCTTGAGAATTTTGTCTAATTACTATAGAGTTAAATTCTGAATCATTTATTTTTATTTGACCAGCATTGAAACCTTTTTTAAATAATGCGTTAGCAATTAATTCTTTAGTGTTTCTTTCGTGCCTAATCTCTTCTTTTATTGCATCTAATTGTGTAATAACTTGTTCATCTTTATCTAATGCTTTAATACTATTCATTCGATCTTCATCACCTTGCCAAAAACCAAAGCGTCTTAAATCTTCTTTACCAGCAGCCAATGTTTTAATTTTAATATCTTTAATTGTAAGACGAGGGTCCCAACCTGCAAAGAATCCTTTTGGAGTGCCAGTAGCTTCATTAACATAAGCATAAGCTTCTTTTTGAGCTATACGTGTTCTTACTAAATCAGCTTCTGCTAGGTCTCTTCTTTCTTTCTTAGAATATCCTTGATTAGCATACATATCCCTGTTCTTTTCTATATCTTTATCAATTTGAAAAGATTGCTCTTTTGTTAGTTTAAAATCTTTTGCTAGCCTGGTTTTTAGTTCATTAGTAGTTTTTAAAAAGTTAGTTTTTAGCGCGCCTTGTACAGATCCTCCAGAACTTTTAGCGTCTAGTGCAATATCCAAATTTTTCCAAATTTGTTCATACCCTCTTGCTACATCTGTAGGAAGCATTTCTAAAATTCTTTCTCTTTTAGATTTATCAGTTTCTTTTGAAAAGTTATTAAAATATATTTTCTGATCATCTTGTAAAGCTGCTCTAAATCTTAACACTTTCTCTTTAGTATTTAAACCTGATATACTACTGTGTACAATAGTATTTTGTGCGTCTCTGTTATTACCATTTAGCATACCTTTTAAAAAACCTAATTTATCAAAATACTCATTTACATTTTCTTTTTCTTGTGTTTCTTTAGGTTTAAAAGTATCGTCAAACATTAATCTAGTCTTATTTAACGCAGGTTTTATAAAGTGTGAATAAGGGTTAGTCCAGATAGCAGTATCTGAGCCACCTAGTTGAGTTGCTTCATAATCTTCTATAGCAGTTCTTTGATGCATGAATTTACTAAAAGGTCTCCAAGGAGTTAACATCTCTAACGGGTTAGAATTAGAAATAGCAGATAACTTGTTCCATAAGTTATTTTGTAAAAAACCTACAGGACCGGCAGCTTCTTTTCTTTTTTCTAAATCATCTTTAAATATCCTTTTATTTTCTCTAGCTACTTCTTTATCTAAAGTTTCTACTAAAATATCTTCTTCTCTTTTACTAAGATTGCCTGCTTTATATTCATCTAATAATTTCTTTCTCATCCTATATTGTTCGGCTGATCCTTTTGCTACATCAGATAATATTTTATATTGATGTATAAGAGGATATTCTTCTGGTTTTAAATTTCTTACTTCAGGATTTAAAGCTGCATATCCAGCACCCGGTAAACGTTCTTCTCCATTTTCAACAGCCGCATAAGGATTACCTTTACTAAAATCTATATAGTATCTACTACCATTCTTAGGTAACCAAGAAGGCATTTGGTTAGTCATCATATTAGTAGTATCAGGCAAGGCACCTTTTGAAGTACCCATTATCTTTCTTTGAAATTCACCAATACCACCTACGTCACCTAGATTTAAATCTTTAAAACCTCTTGCAAAATTACTAGCTTCTCCTGACTTTGCTAACTGCTGTTCTTTTACAAAAGAAGCACCTTCAGATAATGCATCTACTCCCATTGCAAAAGCCCAACCTTTAATACCTACAAAATCTGATAAAGATTGATAAGCTAGTTGTGCATTTTGTAACTGAGGTGTATAAACTGGTGAGGTATTAGATTGCACTAAGGAGTTGTCTCCGCCAAAGTTAGAATTTACACTTACTTTAGAATTAAAACTTAAAGCTGCATTTACAGTAGGATCTGACATATCATTTGACTTACCAACAGAAAGTCCTAAAGTATTTTGATAGTCTCTGATATTACGATTCTTCTCTTTATTTGCAAGATAAGAACTCGCTAAACCTTGCACAGTTTTTATTTCTTCCTGTGAAAGCTCTCCTTTACTTCCTTCCAAATTCTTTAAATAAGTAGCAAGAGCAGCAAGAGTTGGATCTTCAGCTAACTTTTTCATGTTAGTTAATGTATTGTGAGTAAGAGGACCTTCTGTTAACTCACCAAATAAATGCTCAGCTTTGTAACGCTTACCTTGCCAAAGACCTTCGTTATTCTTCATAGCCTGTTTCTGTGCTTGGTTCAAAGAGCCCTTAGACATAATGTCAGAACCTCCATCCCAAGGTAAGGCTGTAACAGCTCCTTTCTTGACTAGATCTAAGTTTATATTAGTATTATTATCACCTACTATAACACCTAGTTGGCGGCCATAAGTAGAGTCTTTTGTATTAACTACTAATTGTAATGTTTTTTGTTTAGATAACATATCTTTTAACATAGCAGTAGATTCTTTATTAAACTCCTGGTCTTGATGGAAGACATATTTAGGTGCATCTCCAGCTTTATGATCAGCACTTTCTGGCGCATCTATACCAGCCAGACGTATACTTATAGGTTTGCTATCTTTACCAAATAAACCTCCAGCTCCTTTTTTTGTTAGTTTTATAGTATCAGCATCTTCTACATTTATATCATAATCTTTTAAATCTACTACTTTAGTACTCTCAGTATTTTTTAAACCTTGTACTTGTTCTACAATACTTTTTAAGCTACCATCAAATTCATTTGAGTTAAACATTCTTGTATTCTTCTCAAGAACTTGTTGCTTAACTTGTTCAATATCCACTAACTCTGTTTTTAAGTTTTTATTACGAAATTGAGTAATTTCATTGTCAATAGCAACACCAACAACACTATCAGTATTTTTTAACTGGCCTACTTCTTTCTTTTTAGTTTCTTGTTCTAGTGTAATTCGTGGATTTAATATATCAGGCTTAATTAACTGACCAACTGTTCTTTCATAAAACTTACCTAAAAAAGAACCGACACCTACTTCCATTCCCCAAACTGGAGCAGGCATGTAAGCATCAGTCATCTTTTCAAATTTGTAAGGATCTCGTAAGTAGGCAATAGGATGTAATAAAGGATTTAAAGATTTTTTAGTTTCAGCATCTCCATAGATAGCTTTTGTTTTAGCTTCAGATTTAGCTCTTGCAAACCAATTTTGTTGAGAATACTTTACATGATCCCCATGTACGGAATTACCACCCATTAACCACCAACGGTTCGCTCTTACTTCTTGTTCTTTTTTACCTGAGTATCTTTCTTCTAATTCTTTAGAAGAAGCACCTATTAAAGCTCCCGGCAAAAATGGTAGTATGCTTGCTGCACCTAAAGCACCACCAATCACTGCATTACGTTTCATCATTGTCATCGGTTTATAAATGCCAAGAGTTTTAGCAAGTAATGGTGAAGAATTTTCTACAGAATATTTAGCTGCAGAGGCTTCCATTCCTTTTGTAGCCATCCTACCTATTCTTCCAAAATAAGCAGACTGTGCACCTATTAAAGCACCTCCTAATGGCATGCCTAAAAGTGTAAGTAGATCGGTAGATCCAGGAGCAGCAGCTTCCTGATTATTACGATAATTTTGAAATCTGTCAGAGAATGCCTTGGCAAAGCCTATTCTAGCATCGGCATAAATACCACCAAAGCCGGTGAGTAATCCTTGTTTAAAATCTGAATCTGGACCTGCTATTAAGCGAGCACCTGAGTCTAACAATTGATAACCTAGGTAAGCTCCGCCAGCCTTTATTGCCATATTCTTAGCAACTCTTTTTAAACTATCTGCGTGTCCTATGTCGTAGACACCGCCAGTCCCTAGTTGTATGTTAGAAATAGCTTTAGCTTTTTGCCAAAATTTAGTCTGAGTTAACCCTGTTACTTCTCCACCTAACCCTGTTACTAATTCTTCAAAACCGGCTATAGGGTTATCTAAAGTTTTGTAACCCATCTCCATACCTAATTTTAAGTAGGCATTTAATTGTTTTCCTAAATTATTTTTAGTAGATCCTATAACCATTACTGGATCATTTACAGCTTGTCTAAAATCTATCTTCCCTTTTAAACCTTCTGCATATTTACGCAGAACATGATTTTGAGAATTTATCTGACCATTTTTTTGACTTGCTAGTACTAGACGAGCGTCTTCTAAAATAACGTCTGCCGTGTTAATAGACCCATTACTATTTATACCATAAAGCTTGTTATTTTTAAAGATCATTCCTCTTTTTAAATCTTCAGCTTGTAGTAATCTTTTAACACGTCGGTTTGCTTCTTTTTCATTTTGAATTAATAAGGCTTCATAGAAAGCTTGCTGTCCTCTTATAGATTGTCCGCTTATGTGGACTTCAGAATCAAACTCTGTAATCTTAGTAAAAGGTTGGAGTAAGTTAGAGATTTGGAAAGTTCTTAATACGTGGAGCGGAGAGGCTTCTTCTAAAGCCATTACTTGCGAAATAGCTGACATGCCAATACTTTGATTGGCTTTAGCATACGCAGTAAACCCTGCACTTCTTTGTAATTGTTTTTGAAATGTCTGAGTACCAGGAAGTTTACTGAATAACTCTCTACTATTTTTATGGGAGTCTAGGACTTTATAAGCACCATAGCCAATTAGAAACTCAGGAATTGCACTGTTATCTTCTGTACTCATTTATTTCTCACTTTTATTATTTGTTCTTTTCTGGTTCTTCTGCTGCTATTGGTGCGATAGCTCTATTGCTTACCAAGTAAGCAAGACTGTACAAACGTATAACTTCATCGACAGGTTTTACTACTACATCTTCAAAAGGTATATTAAGTATATTTGCAACAAGACCGCACCAGATATCAAATAGATTTGTACTAATTAAAAAGTTATTAAAAGTTATTTCAGGTCTTACAATAGCTTGTTGTGTTCTTAAATAAATTGAGTCAGCTATTAACTGTATTGCTAATGGAGTAGCATCAAAATCTACTACTTCATCTTCAAACCCTAATATTCCTAAAAAACAAGCAGTAAATATTTCATCAGATATTTCTGTATTACTGGCTTTTGCTTCTATTAAAGTAGTTACTTTTTTAAATTCAGCATAACTTAATAATCTAATTTTAAAATTAGGATTTTTAATAGATAGTCCAGATTGCGTATAAATTATTACGTTTTCTAGAGGTATTAAATAATAATTTGATCCTGAATTTAAATACATATTTTAAACCACTCTGATTAAATTTATTAGTTCTGCATCAGATACAAATCCAGATTGATAACTTATCTGTTTACCTAAACTTTCAATTATACCTGCAGGAGAGGTCAGTCTCCATTGCTGTGTAGGTGTAGGATATAGTAAACAAGTCTCTACTAATATTTCATACCCTGAAGTAGGATTTTCAAAACAGTTGTCAGAGTTTAATTTTTTAAACTCACCCCTTCTGATTGTTCTCCAGATAAAATATGTATTAGGATCTACAACTCTAGATATATAAATATTCTTGTACTTGTGCTTCCATGATTCTAATACTGATACTGGAGGAGCATTGAGTGGATCTACATCCATTATAATTTCATGCATATTAATAAGATATGCCAGTTCTTCGTCTATCTCGTCAAACTCTTGTTTTTGTTGTTCTTCGTTATTTAACCCTTTAACTTTATAGTCCATTTTTTAACACCTTTTAATTATTAATTTATATTGTATTAGATTGTCTTGCTACTATTGTTTTTGCCATAAAACGATATTGATCTGTAATAACTGAATCCCCTGCTGTTGATACACCTTGTACAAACTCTATAAATCTTACATCAACTAATGTAATAGTACTCAAGTATCCAGCTATATTTTTATTTAGATCGCTATTATTATCAAATCTAATTATTATGTCACAAGGATCAGAATACTGTAATATACTTTCTTCTGTTGGTATTTCAATTCCGTTTATCCTTGTAAGTTGTGCTAAGGTTCTAAATTCCTCATTAGTCATTTTACTAGGATCTTTACTTTGTAATTCATTCCTTTTAGCAAAATTATCTGGATAGTTACCAATAGCACTTAATGCTCTTGTAAGATATATGCCACTTTTAAAACTTAATTCTAGAGTACCAGTAACTAATGAGTTGCCTTGTGAATAAAACTCAGGTAATTGATTCCCTAGCCCGTACACCGGCATAGCAGTAATATTGTGTCTATATCCAATACCTGTAAGTAAGTCTAAACCTACCTCTCTACTAGCTATATCACGATTTGCTATAGATACAGTTACATCTGCAGCAGTGTAAAACTGTGTGTATAAATTTGTCATTTACACTATTACTCCTTATTATTTAAATGCAGGTTTATAAGTTGGATCTAATAAGTTACTAGCAGATACCATAGAAGTACTTGACGAGAATCCTGTATTGTAATTAGTATTCGTTAAATCAGCAATAGACTTCACAGCTTTTGCTTCGTATGAAAATGTAGATTCAGTTATTAAATCTTCTATACTATATACTTGACCTGTATTAATAATAACACATCCAAGTATTACTTCATATCTAACGTGAGGAGCATACTCTTGAGTGGTATCATTAAGAGCTAACTCTTCTGTTTGTACAGCTAAGTGTATGTTAAAACTTGTTAGATCATCTTTCATTAACGCTAGCATATCTTTATTAGGTAATCCTTTAGGAACTTTTGCATTAATGTTAGTTATCCTGTCTCTGATCTCATCTTGTTTTAAGAAGTAAATTTCTTCTTGTAATTTTGTTAATTTATCAGTCGTAAACACCGATCTTATCACACTTCCTGCTACAAGTCTAGTACCTAATCCATAACCTATTACATCATTTCTACCTAAAGTTACAACACGAGTTTTAGCTCTATACATAGAGTAAGAAATGGTCATAACATCATCAAGCGGAAATACTAAGGTTTTTCCATCGTTAGTTATCTCAGGAAATTCTAATACTACTCTAACAATTGTGCCGGGTATTGCTGTATATTCTTGACTTAACTCGTACTTACTTTTATTTAATTCTTCTGCCATTTATTTATTCCTTATAATAAAAAAGGATGACAATTTAAATTGTCATCCTTTTAGGGTTAATTAAACACTTAAGCTGTTAGCGTTTGAAGTAGGTGATCCTGCAACTTTACCTGCGTTATTAACTTCAGATAATGGTCTCCAAGGACTAATTCTACGTGCGATAAAGGTTAATTGTCTTTCTAGTACTAAGTCATCAATAGAAGTACCACCTTGGTCACTAGTAAACTGTACCCCGTGAATAACCATTCTATTTGCAGCATTTGGATCAACTTCACTAATGCCTACTAAGGTAATATCAAAAGGTGGAATTTGATCTGCTAAAACTGCAGTAGCTGTTTGACCGTAAGTATCAATACTAAATATTGATGTATTTGTTAAATTAGTTAAACCACCATTAGCAGCAACATCAGGGTTTACAGTATTATTACGTCTGCTACCTAATTGTAGTAATCTACCTTTATCTTGAGTACCTACTGCAGTGCTTCCGTCACCATAGTTTAGCAATTCATGATTAGTCAAGAAAATCTCTTTAGTACCTTTAACAGCTTCTATAAGACGATCTTTTTGGAAGATCGTAAATACGCAAGCACCGTTAGTTTGACGTTTACCTTTTGCAGTTCCTACTGCATCTACACGCCCCATTACGTGTATATTAGCTACATCACGTTGAGTAGCATATTTAACCATATGCAGGTCTCCGAATTTCACGGTGTCAAAGACAGCGTGAATTTCAGTACCAGCTTTAGAAGTGTATTCAGTAACTTCGTTTGTCATTTTTTATTAGCCTTCTAAATTAAAAGTAGTATCAGGTGTCAATGCAAGTGTTACCGAGACTGCACGTAATTCTTCTTTTGGTGTAATTTTTAAATTGATAGCTAAGTTGTTAGCACCTACTCTGCTGATAACAAAGTCGTATCCGTTGATTATTCCTAATCCTGCTGCTGATTTAAGTGCAGTATCAACTGAGTTATTTAGAGCGGCAGCAAGAGGTAAGTCAAGTCCACGTCCTAAATATGGGTCAATAACTGCTTCTAAGCTCTTAAGTACATAAGAGATAGCTAGAGCAGTAGAGATATAATCAAAATCTGATGCATCACTAGTTGCTAAGTCACCAGAATAAACGGTAACACCTTTTTGTTTTTCAGTTAGAACTACATAACCTAAACTACTTAAAGTATTGGCTACGCTATCTTTTACTGAGAACAAAGGTACAACTTGGTTAAACACTTTGTTAGTTGTACTATCACCAGGAGTTACTTGGGTAATTAAACCTGCGTACGATCCGGCAAAACTTCTTGGTGGATTTAGAGGAGCAGTTCTACCACTAATTAAATCACTTGCCAAGTAGCAAGGTAAAGTAGCAATTGATAAATACTTACCAATATCTACAACTGAACCAAAACTATCAGTCAATATAGTACCGTCTGGATAACCTGAATCTGTTGCATAGAAACCAGCAACTCTTTCTGTAGTACCAGCCATAAAGCGGTTACCTTTCAATCCACTACCGTTTTCTACGATTGTCCCGTAGATATCTTTTGTAGGTAGACTACCTAACCAACGTTTTACTGCAAGAGTACTTGTTGATTTAGGAGGAACTGCTCCAATTGTTGCATGGATAAAATCAGAAGTGGTTGAGTTTGTATAAGCCCAAGTAGCTAAACGGTGAGCAAAGTCAACTTCGTTATATGCTTCTTCTATGATTGGACGACCATTGTCATCAATCTGTGCTAACAGCGGATCTGTAGTAGCTGGACCAGGAATTGCCGGAGAGTAAAGGAATTTAACATCCGACCACTCATAAACAAAACCTTCATCACCTTCAGTACGTTTTAAGTAAGTTAGGCGGTCTGCTGTGTCATCATCACCAGCAGCAATGTTTCTGCAGTTAAACAAGTCACGAACAGTAACTGTTGATGCACGAACATTCTCTAAGTCTTCAAAAGCACTGTCATACAATTCGTAAAGAGTATTTAAGTCTGCACTTAGCGAGTTTTTACCTGCTTCAAATACTACATCACTTTCACTTAATTCTTGAGGAGTTAGTGGCTTAGTATAAGTCCAGCTTACTACATCATCTACTGCTAGAGGTGAACTTACTGTAAAACCAGTAGTATCCCCACCATTTACTACTGGAGTAACGGTTAGTAAAGTAGTAATTGGACCAACTGTTTTACTTACAACTAAGTTAGCAGTAGCAGTAGCAACAGGAGTTTCTAATGTGAACGAAGTAGTAGAACTGTTAGTTACAGTAAACACTTCAGTAATGCTATGTAGTAAATTCTCAGAAACTTCTGACAGAACTACTGGGCTTGTTACTGTACCTACACGGTAAGGTGTAAAGTTTTCATCAAAGCCTTCAACAATAACGTCTCTGGTGTTAATTTGACTTCCAGGTACATTACTGAATACAATCTTACCTGTACTTAGTTTAGTAACAATAACACAAGATTTGCTAGCATCATTTGGACGAGGACCTACATATACTGCTAAGTCTTGACCTGCGCCAATAACTTCTGCAGTTGTAGAAATTTCACTGTATTCACCAAAAATATTCTTTAGAATTCCAGCACCACCACCTATACGATATAACGCGATTGTTGCGTTTTCACCGCTACCGGCTAAAACATCTTTAGCAAGTTGTATAATAGGTGAGCGTTCTCCATACAAAGCTGTAGCAATTTTAAAGTCACGAGCTAGGTAAAGAGTGTTAGACGGGCCAGAAAATGCACGATCAATCACAACACTAATATTTTGTGGTAGTACAGTCTTATTTAATAAATTTTGATCTGTAATTTCGGTATTAATACCTACACGATTTGTTTCCATTGTATTTCCTTTATTTAAAATGTCAATGTTATATTTTTTAATTGTTCTAAATCTGTCTCATATGCAACATGTGTATAACACGCATAGAAAGTAGCTTTAGTAAACAATCTTTTTTGATCATACTCACCTAAGAATTCTAATCCATCGGTTTTAATATGTCTGTAATGCTTTATATATTTTTTAAGAACACTTGCGTGTGTTATTAAAATACTTTCTATTAATTTAACTAACTTAACACAAGTTTCACTAGATCTAGAAAAACATCTGATTTCTATTTCATGTTGTTGTGGTAAGTGATAAGTATCTACTACGTTACCAGATTCTGATTGGTAAGCTTGTTTTTTAAACTGTGGTCCATAATGTGTAAAATTACCTTCTCTACTAGTTGAAGTGAACGGTTCACTGTTTAGTACATGGTAGGTAACTACGTTATGTAAATTATAACTTGTGTCTGGAAATGCTTTAATAAAAGCAAATTTTCCTATGTCTTGGAATTCATTTGAGTAATCTAGTAAGTCTAAGTCTGAGAATAAAGCTCTAAGAACTCTGTAAAAATCTTCGATGTCTATATTAGATTTTTCAATACCAAGTAACGAATCTTGTTTAAATATACTTTCTAATTGTTCATCAGACATAATTTTAATCCCATAAAATTGATAAATTATAATCTGATTTTTTATCAGATCCACGCATCAATGTATTTCTATACACAAAGTATCTTTCTTTTATTTTTATAGGTACATCTATTTTACCATCATCTGTTATTCTAATTAGATGTACTCTATCTTCTCTTTTAATGTCGACACTAGAGTCTGTAAATAACATTTTAATATTATTATTGTCACCAGTCTTGCTGGCGCGGCCAGCAGAGATCATGTGGTAGCCTTCTTGTATGTACTCATCACTTAAGTAACCATCTCCAAAACAATAAGGACATGTTAAGCTACCTTCTGACAAACCATTCTCAAGTGTACACTTACATTTAATTATATAGTCTCTACTATCTCTTCTTACTTTTTTATGAATAAAAGGTATTTTAATAGGAGTACAATCTTTATCTGTAAAGAGTAGATCATACATTTCCTTCTGTATATCCAGCTCTGGATTCTGGAACATAGTCTCTCCTTACGGTAAAATTACCTATTTTAAACTGCTTATTATTATATAAAGCTTTAGAACTTGCATACGCATCTGTTATATTAGGAGTCATTCCAGATAACCACCATAATCTACTACCTGAGTAGGTAGAAGTTATATTTAGAGAACCTTTAGCAAAGTATCTTGGTAGAACTTTCTCACTCTCTAACTCTTTAATAAAACCAGTAAAGTACTCTAGACACTCTTTAGTATCTTTTAATAATCTGTCTACAACTAGTGAGTCAGTTTTTTTAGAAGTTGAGACTTCAAAATCGCCTAACTTCTTAGCTCTGCTAATTGTACCTACATAGTCTAATTTCATTTTCTTAGTTAGTTCGTAAGTAGATAAACAAATTGTATACTCTCTTCTAAGAGCAAACAAATCTTCTTCAGCTAGTATATTAAACATTTCTAACTTTTTTGTTTCAGTTAGAACTTTAATTGAGTTGTTAAATATAATTTGTCTAACAAATATTGATTTATTCTCTTCAAATTCTTCAAAAGGATTTACAACATCCGCTTCCATACAGTAAAAAGGATACAATAGTAATTGACTATTTGCCTTAATTGTTTGTGTAGAGTTTATTAGTGGTATTGTAATGTTTAATTCAATATTCATAAATATTGTACCTCTAATAATAGCTTATTTTTTATTTTGTTAAAATCTGTATCAAAGTATTTTAACGCTAGAGCTACACTCCCTTGACTACTTATTGTTGTATTAACATCTAAGTCGTTAAGCGTGTAACTTAAACTATCTACAAAATTTTGATCTGCTTCTGCAGATAATCTTTCTTGATTAGTTAAGAGTCTTATCCTGTAATTTAAATTACTTTTGCAAGTAATTTGATCTAGTGTAACACTATCATTACTTATATTTTTAATGTAAATTAAACAGCTATTTTTATTCTTATCAACTAACAGAGAATCTTCAATGAACCTACTAGAAGTCATTGGACCGTAATTTCCGTACATACTTCTTAAGAATATTAGCATTCTTTTACCATCCTGATAAATCAATAAACATAGTGTCTACTTGAGCTTCTAATAATTCTTCTGGAGTATAGAATAAATCTATAATTATAGCGTTTTCAAAATCATCCCAAGTTACTTTTAATATGTATTTTAAAGAATCATCAAATAATTTTAGGTTATTCAATAAGTAGTTATTAAATGCATACTTATTTACTACTGTTATATTTTCTATATCTATTTGTTCTTTTGTTATTGTATCTGGTAAGCTAATAAGTATAGTATTTAAACTCAAATATTCTAGTGTGTAAGTAATAGGTAAGTTAGGAGATATTGGAGTGTTATAAAAATCTAGTATAGCTTGATTACTTACCTTAGTAGACGCTTCTTCAACTTCCATAGGAAGTATGTCAGAGTTTCCACAGGTATCTATTAAATAACTAAGAGAATCTTGTAAAGCTGTTTCTCTTCTATTTACTACTATGTTAAAAGTTTCATCTTTTATATACACTGGACTTTCAAAACAAATTTCAATATTCTTAAATACTAACTTATTATCTTTCTTTAAATCTAGACTAATTTGCTTAGCACTAATAGGCTGATAATTAACTACTGTCTCAATTTTTACAAGACTTTGATTTTTTAATAATCTAGTAGTTTCTAGTATCTTAATTTCAATATTCGATATATCTGTATCTATGTCATCTAAAGATTTAACAGTTACTGTTGACAAACTCTTACTAACTAACTTACCTACTTCTAAATAGGGTTTGCTTATATTTTTATCTATATACAGTAAGTAAGTAGATAATAAATCTAAAGGTTGTTTAGGTGTAATATTAATTAAATAGCTATCTGGTACGACATCTGGTTCTAAAATCTTACTAAAAGCTAGATCAACTTTATCAAAATCTCTTTTAATTAAACTTAAATTATAATTAAAAGGGTTACCCAAATTCACTAAAGAGTCTTTTCTTGTGACTTCAAACAAGTGTATGGTATTTTGTAAATCATTGTCTTCTATATTAGTATCAGATTTTAATTTAATACTTTGTGTTATAGGAAAGGATTTTAATTCTTTTTCTGTATTAATTAATACTATATTCATATAACACCTTATTTATTATTCTTCGCTAGGTTTTTCTGTAGTAGCTGGAGCAGCTTTTTTCTGACGAGCTTGTTTCGGTGCAGGAGTAACAACAGCAGGAGCTTCTTCACTAGCTTCAACACTCTTTACTTCTTCTGTAGTAACTGGTTTTTCTTCTTCAGAACTTGTAACTGATACTTCCTTTACAGCAGATTCTTTAGAGGCATCAATAATACTTTGTATTGCTAATTTATCTTCTTCACTTACTATAACTGTACCACCAGAAATACCTCTCATAAGACCTTGAGCAATATTAGCAGGAATGCTAGATACCTCTAAAGATACTTTTGGAAAGCTTTTTCTAGAAAGTTTAATATCACCACAAAAAAAGAAAGCCGATTTGTTTCCAATTCTTAATGTAATCATTTATTTATCCTTTTATTTTTCTTGTAAAAAGCCCTTTAACAATATAAAGGGCTTTTACTGTAAAGTTGTTAACTATTAATCAGTTAGATCGTTGATAACAACTTGTGGATTTAGCATGATTTCGTTAGCAACTAATGGAATATTCTTAGCAACAAGAATACCTAAACCACCGTCAATAACATCGATACTGTAAGCTTCTTTGATACGAACTGCAGTGATCTCACGGCTCATTTCTTCCCATGAATCTACGGTTAGAGGAGCTTGTACGTTTAGAACACCTGACGATTCTGTATCAATCATGATGATACTTGTAGTTTGATTTACACGGTCAAATGGTACTAAGTGCGAAGTAATAACAGTCATTCCTGAGAGTGGGCTGTAACTTGGCAATCTATTGAAACCAGTAGTAGTTAGTGCAATTTCATCTTCTGACAAACGTTGTGCTTTACCAGTAGCAGTACGTTGTTGGTTTCTCCATGTATCAATTGTACCATTCTTATAAGAATTAATAGGATTTAATTTACTATTAATAAACTCACGTGGGTTATACATGTTGTAACCAGCGTTACGTAAAATAGGATCTTTCTGGAAGATCGGGAATGCTAGTGGATGAACTAGGATTACGTTTGGATTGTATCCATTAGATAAGCCTTCGCAATACATGTCAAACAAATCTTCTTGAGTAATAGCACCGTTCTTAACACCGAAAATGTCACGACCGTTACATCTACCTTTCAACGAATCACCAGGACCACCGTCATTATCAAAAACAACAACACCTTGGCTGTCAAACAATTGAAAAATTGCTTTTTCTTTGTTACGTGCTAACGCTTTAGCAGCTTCAGTAATGTGTAATGTAATAACATCCCACTGAGATTGTTGAATTTGCTCACGAGTAATTTTAACAACATATCCGTGTTGTTCAAATTGAGCTTTAATCATAGAAGTTGAACCAACTGCTAGACTGAATTCTGGGTATTCAGCACCTTCAGCACGATAGCTCGAAGGAACGTTACCAGCACCAATCCATTTGTATGCTACAGAGTTACCGATAACATCGTTAAAACGCATAGTTTTAATTAGACGTTGGCCAACCATTTGCATTTCAACTGCACTTTGTACAATTTCCGTATAGATGCGGGTAAGCATCTGAGGAGCATCTGCAGTATTGATAGCATCACTGATACTGAACTGCACATCAGCTTCTGCGTCATAACCAGCAGAAAGTACTAATTTTTTTAGATCTTCAAATTTCATTTATTTATCCTTGTTTTAAATTATAATTAGTTATTAACGGAAATGTAGACCGAATTCTACAACTGCGTAACCATTTGATTGAATTAGATAACTACCTTTACCACCATTTTCAGAGTTTGGAATCTGGTTCATAGCAGTTGCAGTAGCTGCATTAGGAGCTACAACTTTATCTAGGAAGTTATGATTTGTAACTTCAGCATCAGTAGCAGAATCTCTAAATATAGTTACACCAGTAACCTGACCAATAACAGCAGCTAGATTAGCTGATCCAAAACCATGCTTAGCACAAGGTACAAAGTTTGATTCACGATCATAAGTAATGAAAGTACCATGAGCAAATTCAGTAGGCTGTGCTACAAGAGCCGCAACACCAACTTGAGGTGCAGTACGGATAGTTGCCAAGTCTTTAACTACTGCGTACTGTTGATGGTAATCACACATGAAGCCAATGTTTGGTTGACGGTTGAAGTTTGTATAATTTAGTCTAGTTGGATTTTGGTTGTTTCCGCCAGCGTGTGCAAATACTTCTCCCATTGTAACACCACAATAGAACGATACTTCGTTATCTAATACTGTGCCAGTGAAGAATGATTTTACAACTGGTTCGTTAGCAACTACCAACTCGCCTTTAAAGTTTCTAATTTTCTTTTGAACGTCTATTGATGTGTAACGTACTAGAGCCTGAGTATCAGCAGCCGCAACACTTGTAGCCAACGCAGCAGCGTAAGCTTCAGCTTCAAAACGTAGACCAGCAGGTACAATTGCACCCTTAGAATCAAATGCTACAATTTTACCACTAGCAATAACGATATCAACAAATTTTTCTTCATTGTAACGTAGTAATGGTAGATAAGGAGCTACACGGAACGTACCAGCAGGTGCTATACCATCAGAGAAACCATGTGATGGAGTATGTTGTAGTGGAATTTCATAGCCAGTACGGTTTTGTGTGTTGTTTGCAAAACTATCATAAGTTGCCATATTTTAATATCCTCGATATCACTTAATTTTATGTTTATTTTTTAATGTATCTGCAAATTGTTTTGCTACTTTGAAACCATGAGTATTCACGATTTTTTTGTATTCTTTTGCAAACTGTGTTTGTGTTAAAACAGCACTATCTTCTAAAGCTAAGCTAGTAACTAAAGTATTAACTAAATTAATTGAATCTTCAATTTCAATTTCTTCTGGAGTTTTTTCTTTGTTATCCATTATTTCAGTAGCTTCGATTTTATTAACGACGCTTAGATCAGGAGTAGCTTCTTTTTTTGAATCTTCGATAGTAGTCTCTGGAGTTGCTGGAGGTTCTACAGCAGCAGGCTTAGTAGATACGCTATCTAGCAGTGCAACAGCAGTCTTAATTTCTGCTACAGATTTATCTGCAAGTTGTTCTAATAGTTTAGCTTTTTTATCAGCATCTTCAATTTTACTTGAAACTTCATTCAGTATAGCATCTTTTAATTCTGATGTCAACTGTGCAACCAATGTGTTTTTGTTTTTCAAGTCAGCGCGCAATGCAACTAATTCTTTTTGTGCTAAAGTACTTGACTTAGCATCTTGTAACCCAACAACACTTGTCTGTAGTTCTTCTAACTTTGCAGTAAGAGTACTAATAGCTGTTAAAACTTCAGTATTATCTATTTTAGCAACTTCTTTGACTTCTGGCTCTGCTTCTTCTTTAGCTAAAACTTCTGCAGTAAGTTCTTCAAAAGTAATTTCACCAAGAACATCTTTCTTAGCTTCTTCAACTTTAGCAACTAAAAATTCTTTATCTTCCGAATCTTCTAGTTCAGTAAGAATAGTTTGTGCAATATAGATAGCTTGCTTTGTATTAAGAGCAAGTAATTTTTCTTCTGTAAATAGATAGTCAGAATCTTGTTCGCTATCTTTTAAAGCTAAAGTTTTATTAATATTTAGACTAGTATATAGTTCTTCAACATTACTTAGCTTATCTTTAATTTCTTGTAACGTAAGTTTCATAGATGTTCCTTGTTGTGTTTGTGTAATATCAGTTATATCTAAATGGGAAGCAATAAGCTCATCTTCTAGTAAGTAAGTTTTTGTTGCAGAATCTGCAGGATAGTCTTCAAAAGATACATGGTCTAGTAAAGCTGCGTCGACAATTGTAAAAGCCTTTCTTCTATTATAAGTTTTTCCTGGCTCATGAGAACAAGTCCCAGCATGTTTTGCACAAATACTACAGTATGCACTAGTACTATCACCTGCAATAGATACATGACCTACAGCATTATCTTTTAATTCCTTTATTTTATTTACATCAAAAATACTACCTTCAATAAAAAGAGCACCTAAACCTAAAGTTTGTCGTGATTTATAAGTAGTAGATGTAAGGTATGTATTAACAGCATCAACAAGATCTAAAGGAGTCTTAGCAGACTCAATAGCATTTAAATATTGATTACCATTTTCTACGGTTTGGGTATAATATGCTTTTTTAATAGGCCCTACAGACTTATTATAGTGTCTTCTTTGAAGATTTTTTGCATATGGATTAACTAAAGTTTCTGCGCCTTGTCTCAAGGATTTAGGGGTATAAAAAACATTGTTACCGTTTATTATACCTGAATGTGAAGACTCAATCTTAACATTCAAACTAGATATATCTTTATCTACGCTATCTCTTATGTCTAAAAGCTTTTCTTTGTTAATCTTAATTTTAATTAAGTCATTTAATAACAAATTTTATTCCTCTGTACTATTATTAATTAAATTATCAATTGCAAGGCTTATTAGAGAATCTTGTAAAATTCTAATTGAATAGGATTCTCCTAAATTATTCTTAATAGCTAAAGTTTGCTCATAGATATTATCTAGTATATCACAGTTAATATCTAATAGCAACATTTCCGTCTTGACAAAATTATCTAATACTTCTAGATCATCTACTTTACATTTGTAAGATAAGGTAGGATAAGCAATATCAGGATCAACTATACTGTCTTTAATTTTTCTTCCGGCAGAACTATTACTTTTAAGAACATTTGCACTCTTTCCGGGAGTAGCCTTTGTTGTTGGACCATCTATTTTAGGAAGAGGCTGTATGTCTTTCTTAGTCATGTTTGTTATATGCTGCATAGCAAACTCTTGAGTAATTAAACCACCTTGAAAAAGATTTAAGTAATGTGTTTCTACTTTAATTTTTAAATCTAAATCATTCTCAGAGAATACTAATCTTACCTGTTCTTTTTTAGGTATTACTAACTTACCTATATAATAATTAGACTCTAATAGTAACTCATTAAGAATGTGATTAGTTATAAAATTAGATATAGTTCTCTGATAAGCTCTAATATCATCTTTTAGTCCTTGTGAGATAATACCAGCAGAACCTCCAGGAGTATTAGTACCTATACCTAAGTCGACAGAAGAACATTGTAGTCCTGCTAAAACTCTTTGTTGAAAATGTGTTAAATAACTTTCTAAACGAAGTGCTTGCGACTCAGACCCTTTTAAATCGATACTAACTCTGTGTGGAGTTGCAACTCCACCATACTCAAACATGTTATCTATGATCGCTGAATATACATCTACTTCTGATGTTCCATCCGCTAATGTTCTTGCAGGTGCATCTTTTTCACCAACTTTAACATGGATAAAAGGTGATGCATTTCTATAGATCATTGTTTCAGCACATTGCTCAATATTCCTAAGAGTATACAAATCATCTTTTACTGGTTCTAAAGGAGGAGTACCTATTGTTATACCAGAACGTTTATTATGGTATATATGTATTATAT